AAAATCATATTTACCCAATGCTCTTTAATAATGGAGAATAGTAATGGCAGGCAAAGTAAAAGAAGATGATCCACAAAGAAGTAATAATCCTGAATATTTAGGAAATCATACTATAAAAACAGAGTCGGGTATTGTTATTGAATTAGACAATACGCCAGATAACAGGTCTATCAGAATTCTTCATCCTGCTGGTACATTTTTTCAAGTCAAAGATGACGGATCAATTATTATGAAAATGGGAAATAAAGACGCAAAAGTACAACAATTTTTTGAAGGAACATTTGATCAGATTGTAAATAAGGCGGCAAAAATTGTATTTGGTGGACCAACTGAGTATGAATATAAAGGTGATGTAAAGATGGTAATAAATGGAAATCTTGACCTTACTGTTACAAAAGATTTGGTAACAAAAGTAAATGGAATGGAATCAAGAGAGGTTATAGGATCTCAAAGAATTCAAGTAAACGGAGATACATCACATAGAACAACTATGAATCGTCATACGTTTACCGGACAAAATCATAATATGGAAACAACGGAAAAATTATCAATAGGTGCCACTGCTGTTCAAATCGAAGCAAAAAGTGATGCCGGCGCCGGTAGTATGAAACTTGAGGCAGAACAAGAAATGGAAATAAAAACTGCTTCTGGTGGCATGGGAATTGTTTCTGGTAAAGAATTGTCTATAGGTTCAGTAAAGACTATGTATTTAAATTCTAAAGACACAATGGTTCAACAAGTTGAAACAGGACCATATCAAATCAATGTAAACGGCGGAAATATGAACACTACAGTTTCAGAAAATATTGCCACTTCAGCTTCCGAAAACATTAGTATAACTGCTCAACAAGCCACTGACATACATGGATTAGATGCAGGAGTTACAATTGCCGGCGGTCAAGTAACAGAAACTTCCGCAGAATTTTTGCCAGGATAATATCATATGACAATAGCCACAGATGCTGGATTTATGCAAGAGTTTAAAATTTATTACGGATATTATCCTAAGATAGGTACATTATATACTTACAATAATATTCAATATATTTTTAATGAAAATGCTCTTATGATAAATGATTTAATTGTTACTGGATATGGTGGATGGTTAAATTATGATAATGTAAAATATATGATTGTCTCTGGTGGATATCCAGAGGGATCTGGTATTGAGTATGTTCCTAAAGTTCAAACATTGAATCCAAGTTATTTTAACAAAGATTTACTTCCCAAATTAACTATACCGCAGGTAATTTAAAATGGCGTCTAATACGGGAGATGTAGGAACAGGAACTGGTTTAAAACCAGTTGAATTAGACAGAAGTTTTAATTTAGATCCTCCAGGAAGATTTGATGCTTTTGGCGGAACAGCGCAAGATGTAAATAATTCAATAGCAAATGTCAGTAAAGATTTTAGTCCAAATAAAAATATAGAAGCAGTAGAAGCGACTAGAAAACAAGGACAAAGTAAAGCTCCTGCTGGTTCTGATAAAAATGGTATGCCGACTGATGCCGCCGCGGCAGCTAAATCTTTTGAAAATATAGCAAAAACAGTAAGCTCATTACAGTCGGCCTTACCAGCAGTTACTTCTATATTAAGAAGTAATATTTTTTCTGATGTTACTTCTTCTGAACAAACTAATCCACAAACAGGAAATCTTATAAAGTTACATGATTTAATTCGTCAGATGGCAACTCTAATCAAAAATCCAGTTGCCTTTGCAAATCAAGCGCAATATATTTCACAATTATTTCCAATAATAAATGTAAATGTTATAGCAAGGGAATTAATATTAGCATCATTAGGAAATGTTCCATTTCATTTAGATAGAGTCCCCAATCTTGTCATAGGTACTGATGACGCAGCTAAACAAAATAATACACCAGCTGGCGGTGGTGGTGGAGGAAAACAAAATCCTTTAGCGGCACTTATTGGATTACTTGGTGGAATGATGCCAAAGATGGGCAAACTTCCTACTAAAAACGCAAAACCAGCTCCTGCTCCTAAAAAATTGCCAGAAGCAAAGGATCCTCTAAAAATTAAGAACTTATTTGCAGAAAGTGCTGGAGCTGGAGCTATGAATAATTTGACGCAGCCGGTATCATCATTGATGAATATGATGGCAACTTTACCTAATTTGAATAATCTTCTTGGCAAATCTCCTGCAACAACATCATTATCTCCACAGAAACTTGATTATACTGCTAATGTCTATTCTTGGGGAACTGGGCAATATCAAGCAATACAAGAGTTTGATATAACAAATAAACAAATGGAACTATCAGAAAAGATAGAAACTCTTACGGCCGATATTTTATCATCAGCAAATTTGGCATTAATCTATACAAAAGACTATCAAACTATTCTAAAGATATATCCAGAATATAATGAAAGTACAACAGTTGTTGAACTTCTTGATGCAATTCGACAATATGAAGCCAATTCAGCCAATCAATTAATCTAAAACTAGTATAAATATACAAAAAAAGGATAAATTATGGCTGTAACTACGCTTCCTCGTAAAACAAAACCGGGAAAAACTCAAGTAAAATATCGTGATTTTGATATCGCATTTAAAGCGCATCCAGTTACAGGCAAATTAGTTATAAAGAAAGATAGAGACTCGATAAAACAAGCATTAAAATATCTTGTATTAACTAATACATATGAACGGGTATTCAAACCTACTCTTGGCACAAATGTCAGAGCTAAACTTTTTGAGAATTTTGATAGATTTATTGAAAGTGATATTCAATATACTATTGAAGTGGCAATTAAAGAATTTGAACCTAGAGTTAGTATAGTTGGTCAAGACCTTGGTGTATTTGTTAGTGCTAAGCCTGATACTAATACTTTGATTGTTACAATAAAATATGTTGATATTGCTACAATGCAATCAGAATATATTAACGTCAATTTAGATAGGATTCGCTAATGGCTGAAAATAATCTACCACTAACAGGTCTTAGCTTTGATGCTATTAGGCTGAATCTAAGAAATTATATTGCAGCGAAACCAGAATTTACTGATTATGATTTTAATGACTCTGCAATAGGATCTCTTCTTGATCTTCTTGCTTACAATACATATTATAATGCTTTTTATGCTAATATGGCAGCTAATGAAGGATTTCTTGATACGGCCCAGCTTTATGAGAATGTTGTATCTCGTGCTAAGGCTCTTGGATATGTTCCATCTTCAGCAAGATCAGCACAGGCAAATCTAAAAATTATTTTTACAACTGCCGTAGCAAATACAACTTTTAGAACTATTAGAATTCCAAAAAATACAACATTTACTTCAGCAGTTAATGGAATAACATATTTCTTTGTTACTCCACAGACATATACAGTAGCAGCAAATTCTACAAATGGATTTGCGGATTATATTACATTAAAAGAGGGAACTCCATTAACACACACTTTTGCATTCAATAGAACATCAAATACTGAATTTATTTTACCTAATGATAATGTAGATACGTCTTCTATTACAGTTCAGGTTACAACTTCAGGCAATACGCAAACTTATATTCCTGCTGATGATATTACTACAATTAATTCTTCTTCACAAATATTCTTCATTGATGCAGATAAAGCAAGAAAATATAAAGTTGTATTTGGAGATGGAGTTCTTGGAAATCAACCAGAAACTGGAGCAAGCGTAGAAATATCTTATAGAGTTTGCTCAGGATCAATAGTCAATGGCACTAATAATTTTACTTCTGTAAATGCAACCATCGGTGGACAATTATCTTATGTTCTTTTACCAATTGGCCGCGCTGAAAACGGAGCTAATCCAGAACAAATAGAATCAGTAAGATTTAACGCACCAAGATTATATGAAACTCAAAATAGAACTGTTACTTTAAATGATTATGAAAGAATTGCAAAACGAGAAAATCCTGATATTGAAGCGGTCTCTATTTGGGGAGGAGAAGACAATGTTCCGCCAATATATGGAAAAGTTTTTATCGCTGCTAAACCCATAGGCGGCACAACATTCTCAACATCAAGTAAAGAACGAATTAGAACAAGTATTAGAAAATATAATGTTCAATCTATTGATTGTGAAATTGTTGATCCTACATATCTTTATATTATTCCATCTCTTACCGTTAGATATAATCCTGATGCTACAAATATTCCACCAAAAGATTTAGGAAATCAAATAGCTAATCAAGTTGTCGCTTTTGAATCTGAATATCTTAATGCTTTTGGAAGAAAATTTAGATATTCTAAATTCTTAGAATCTATCGACTCTGTAGATGCGTCGATAGTATCAAGCTCTGCAAGAATCAGATTAAGAAAAACATTTATACCATCTCTTACAAATGTGAATACTTATATAATTAATTTTAACTGCGCTCTTCAAAATTTAGGAACAGTATCAAATCAAACTTATAGTGGATATGGTGCCATAACGTCATCAACATTTATTTTTAATGGACAAACATCTTATTTTGATGATGATGGATTTGGAACATTGCGAGTGTATTATCTATCTGCAACAGGAACTAATCAAATAAGCAGAATTTATACAAATTATAATGCAGGATCAATAAACTATGATTCTGGAATAGTAACAATTAATAATTTCTTGCCAACAAGTTATAGCGGGCAGAATATCTCAATCATTGCGGCTCCAATAAATCCTGAGATTGTTCCAATTAGAAATCAGATTCTTCTTATGTCTCAATCAGAAGTTTCTATCGTAAACGATATTACAGGAAGACAAGATGCGCTAGTTTCTAATATTGAGACTATCGGCAAGACTGCTATAATTCTACAACCACAAAGAAAGCTTTATAACTTCTAATGACAATAGTTGGCGCAGACGAAATCTATAAAAAGATATCTTCTCAAATTGATTCACAATTTCCTGGATTCATTCGTGAAGAAGGTCCAAACTTTGTCGCATTTCTAAAAGCTTATTATGAATATATGGAACAAAGTGGAAATGTTGTTGAAGCAACTCGTCGTATTCCTGACATTCAAGATATTGATAGAACAGTAGATGATTTCATAGAATATTTCCGTCGTGAGTTTATGATTAATATTCCAAAAAATGTTCTTGCGAATAAGAGACTTCTTGCCAAACATATCAGAGAATTTTACAGAAGTCGTGGATCACAAGAGTCATATAAGTTTTTGTTTAGAGCAATCTTTAACAAAGAAATAGAATTTTATTATCCTGGTGATGATATTCTTCGTGCGTCAGATGGCCGTTGGGTTAAAGAAGTTGTTCTTCGTGTCGCAAAACCATTTAATATAGATCCTAATTATCTTCTTGGAAGAAAAATTATTGGCGAAACATCAAAAGCTGTAGCAACAGTTCAAAGTATTTTGGCCGTCGAAGCATCTGGTATTACACTATACGATCTTACCATTGAAAATCTTACTGGTGTATTTCTTGATGGTGAAAGAGTAACTTATGATTTACAATCAGGAAAATATGTTACAGTCAATGGTCAGATTGATGGTCTTTCTGGACTAAGAATTCTTACTGGTGGCGCCGGTCATCATCATGGAGACGTTCTTGAAGTTGGTGGCGCACAAGCAACACAGACGGCAGAAGCATTAGTCAATGAAGTTACTGATATTGGTGCCGTAAAAATTAAACTTGTTAATGGTGGTTCTGGTTATAATCCTGCATCAACGCGAGTTGTTGTAACTGGTGGTAATGGAACTGGTTTTGAAGTTGCCGTTGATTCATATTCAGCAACCGCGATAGGAACAGCATTAAATAATGATTTTATTGGACCGATGCGTAATGTTGTTCTTAATACTGGACCAACATTTGTAAGTCTTGGCGCAAACACTTCTTCTGTTTCTGCTTCTCTGGCCGCAGCAAACGTATCATCAACGTTGTCTTCAGCATTAAACTTTTCAAATAATGTTACTTATTCAGTAAATGCGATTACTCTCGTGAACGCTGGATCTGGTTATACAACATTTCCAACTGTTAGTATCATAGACGAAGAAGTTTCTCCGAGAAATCTTGATGATGGATATGGTGGATTCCTTGGCCGTAACGCAGTTGTCTCTACAAATAATTTTCCTGGAGTTATAAAATCAGTTACAATCAGAACTCGTGGTGCAAACTTTAATAGAAATGAAGTTGGATATCTACTAAACGTAACACAGGGAAATTCTTTTTATACAGTTAGTTCTACAGGATCATTTGTTAATGGTAGTCCAACAACAACATACGTTCTACAAAAAAGAACTTATGATGGAACACATACACCACAACCTATTGGTCTAACAATATATCCCGGTAAATATATTGATACAAAAGGATTCTTAAGTTGGAACAATAGACTTCAAGATAATTATTATTATCAAGAATTCTCATATGTTATTCGCGTATCAGAACTTGTAGACAAATATAGAAATATTATAAAATCACTTGTTCATCCTTCTGGCACAAAGATGTTTGGTGACTATAAGATTGGTGTTGCTTTGACAACACCAATTTCATTCGTTCAAGCATCATCAAATCTTGATGTAGGAAGAGTAGATGAATCAATAACATCAATTGATACGGTTGTTGGAACATCCATTATTCCAGCGGCAATCGCAGAAAATATAAATTCAACTGATAGCGTTGTTGGAACTTATAATTCAGTTAATCTAACAGCTGGAACTCAGTCTGTAACAGCGGCCGATTCAATAGTTGGTAATCAAACAATTCCATCAATAGTAACAACTGAATCTGTAACAACAACAGATAGTGCTGCTGGAACGTATAATTCAGGCAATATAACATCCGGCACGGAATCTATAACAACAACCGATAGTGTTGCTGGAACATACAGTTCAGTTAATCTAACAACTGGAACTCAGTCTGTAACAGCAACAGATAGTGTTGCTGGAACTTATAGTTCAGTTAATCTAACATCTGGAACTGAATCTGTAACCGCGACAGATCAACTTCCAAGCGCAACGTATAATTCAGTTAATCTAACAGCTGGAACTGAATCTGTAACTTCAACTGATAGCGTTGCTGGAACTTATAGTTCAGTTAATCTAACATCTGGAACTGAATCTGTAACAGCGACAGATAGTCTTAATAGCAGTCTAATATCAAATGCCGCATTAATTGATGGAACTGGATATATAGATTCTTATGCAAGTTCTACTATAGTGCCATATGAAACAACAACAATACAAGACCTTATTAATGCTAGTTTGACACTAGATGATTCTATTGGAGCGACTAAAACTTAGTCGTATAAATACACAATAATTCCATAAATTCAAAAGATAGGAGTTTAAATCAAAATGTCTGTAGAAAAAATTAATGCGACAGCGGCAGTTACTACTACAGTGACAAGAGGAGCTGGATCTCAGGAATCAGTCGATCTTCATGGTACATATCATGCCGTTTGCTATGATAAAGAAGGAAAAGTGAAGTGGACTGAAGATTTTCCAAATACAGTGACTACTGCTGGTAAGAATGCGCTTCTAAACGCTTATCTAGGCACGGCTGCTGTTGGAGTTGGTACTACTACATGGTATATGGGACTAATTGCTGCTAATGGATATTCAGCAATTGCTGCGGGTGACACTATGTCATCACATACTGGATGGAAAGAATCTGGTGAAAATAATGCTGCTGCGCCTGGATATAGTCAGACAACTCGCAGACAGGTTACATTTGCTGCCGCAAGTGCTGGTACAAAAGCAACATCAAATGCTGTAGTATTCAGCATCAGTTCTGCTGGCACTGTAAAGGGAGCATTTATTGCTAATAACAGCACAAAAGCGGGCACAACTGGTGTTCTTTATTCTGCTGGTCTATTTACAGTCGGTGATAAAGTAGTAACAAGCGGCGATACTCTTAACATCACTTATACAGCATCAGCCTAATTAGTGAAATAGTCCTGTGCCTGGTATTATAACAAGCCATCTTAGAACGCATAATGCGATTCAATTTTATGAATCGTTTTCTGAGGCTGCTCCGACTAGATATTTTTATTATATTGCTAAACCTGATCCGTATGCAAACACGTTTCAGTTAACAGGCACTGTTAAATTATCAACAGGATCTAATACCGTCACGGGACAAGGAACTTTATTTACTACAGAACTTAAAATTGGTGATATTGTTGGTGTTACAGGACAAGCTAACACTCTAAGAGTTCATTCTATTACAAACGCACAGACATTTGTATCGGTATTTAAACCAACAAGCAATGAGGTTGTTGGAGCAAATGCTTATTTAAGAACTCTTGTAAGTGATTTTAGTCCACCACAACCAGAAGACTCCTATCAAGAAACATATTATGAAAGCTGGCGAAATATGATAGCTCTTAAAAAAGTCCAGCAATCTGATGTATCTCATTGTATTCCAAGATACGATTGGGCAAATAATACTTTTTATTATGCTTATGATAATCTAGATCCTTTACAATCAGTTGCTCTTCCAATTGATACTGTTTTTCTAACAATAAATGACGGCAATACAAATCATTTAAAAACTTATACTATTACTGATGCTGGTAATGTTTACAAATGTATTGATAATAACAGAGGAGCTAATAGTACAGTAAAGCCAACAGGAACATCAACAAGTATTATTTCTACTGCTGATGGTTATCGCTGGAAATATTTGTATACTGTTACTTTGGCTGAAGCATTGAAGTTTCAAACACAATCATTTATTCCAGTAAAAACATTAACAGCAAACGACGGCTCTGCACAATGGAATGTACAACAAGCCGCGGCAAACGGCGCTATTAATAGAATTGCTGTTATTGCAAATGGATCTGGATATCTATCAACACAAAATGTGTTTGCTGTAGTTACTAATTCTACATCAATGATTCTCGGTGATAATGCCATAGCCATTGATGGTGTATATAATTATTCTGGATTGTTTATTGATAGCGGAGTAGGATCAGGCCAAATCAGAAAAATTCTAAAGTATGATGGACTAACTCGTCGTGTAACAGTAAATAACGCATTCACAGTTATTCCTAATACATCATCAACATATATTGTATCCCCAACTGTAATAATTAACGGCGACTCTGGAGCAACTCCAGTATCAAGAGCAACGGCATACGTTTCAAATTGTCATCTTGGACAAGTTCGTAAAATTACCATGATAAATAATGGTAGATCGTATTCATATGCTAATGCTCATATTATGGCAAATTCTAGTTATGGTACTGGTGCAACTGCTAGAGTTGTTATTTCTCCGCAAGGAGGACATGGATCAGATCCAGTTGACGAATTACACGGTAAACAAATTATTATAAATGTAAGAGTTTCTGGTAGTGAAGGAAATAGTTTTCCAACAAATAATGATTTTAGAACGATTGGACTGATTAGAGATCCACTTCTTGCTAATGGAACAGCAGCAAATGCTTCTGTTATTGATCAGTCAACAAGAATAAATTTAAGTCTTGTAAGTGGTGACTTTATTGCTGACGAAATTGTAACGGGAACTACAACTGGTGCAAAAGCGAGAGTTGTATATTTTGCTAATAGTAATGCATCAAGAACACAAGGCATATTAAAAGTTATTAAAGTTATTCCTAATGGAATTGGTGTAGGATTTAGAGTAGGCGAAACATTATCTGGACTAACATCAACAGTAACAGCAAACGTTCAATCTGTTACTAAACCAGCATTAAGACCATTTACAGGACTTGTAATGTACACTGAAAATAGAGCACCAATAAAAAGAGCGGCAGATCAAACTGAAGACGTTAAATTCGTCATAACATTCTAGGAAGAAAAATGGCAGGCTTTACAACTGATTCTAATACTTACACATATCCTTCAGTTACTCTATCAACAAATTTTAACGTTGAGCCATATTATGATGACTTTGACGAAACAAAGAACTATCATAGACTTCTTTTTAGACCAGGGCTTGCTGTCCAAGCTCGTGAACTTACGCAGATGCAGACTATTCTGCAAAATCAAATTGATAGATTTGCCGAACATATCTTTCAAGAAGGCGCTACAGTAAAAGGATTTAAATCAAATCTTGATGTATTCTATTATTATGTCCGCATTAGAGATAAGAATAATGCTGGAGTATCTGTTAATGCTGCCGCATTTTTAAATAAGACTTTAAAGGGCGGAACTTCAGGAGTTCGTGCGCTTGTCATTAATACAAATGATGGATCAGAAGCAAATACTCCACATACAAAAACATTATTCGTAAAATATACTGCGTCTAACACTTCAACAGGAAGAAAAGCATTTACAAATAATGAAATTCTTACCTCTACTGATGGTTCAGGATTAAACTGTAACACAATAGTTGGTACATTAAGTGTTCCTGCTGAAGGATTAGGCCTTGCGATTTATTTTGATTCTGGCGTAATTTACGGAAAAGATCACTTTATCAGAGTTCCTGCACAAACATTAGTTATTGATAAGTATGATGATTCTCCAACAAAGCGAGTTGGATTTGATATTACAGAATCAATCATCACAGAAACCGCAGACGAAACTCTATTAGATCCTGCACAGGGAGCATATAATTATGCTGCGCCAGGTGCAGCAAGATTGAAACTAACTGTCGATCTGAAATCTCTTGATATTAATATACCAGTATCAAATACGTTCATTGAACTGATGCAGTTTAAAGACGGTGTTGTTCAATCTATTTCAAATAGAACTCAATATTCTTATATTAGAGATTATCTTGCTCAAAGAACTTCCGACGAATCAGGTGATTATGTCGTAAGAGGAATGGGCGTAAATGTTAAAGAACATTTAAATAGCGCAAATAATGGTGGTGTTTATACTGCTGGAGAAGGCGGTAATACCTATCAACTTGTTGCTGTTGTAGAGCCAGGTAAAGCTTATGTTAAAGGATATGATATTGAAAATATTATTTCAAATAGAGTTACGTTTGACAAAGCAATTGAATATGCTTCAATAGAGTCCGCAAAAGCTGTTTCTGATTATGGAAATTATGTTATTGTAGAAAACGTTGCAGGCCAATGGGATGTTAATCGCCAATCAACAGTAACGTTAAGAGATACACAAGCTAATGCGGTTTCTACGGCATCAACTATTGGCAATTATTCACTAACAAATTTCCCAGGCAATTCAATTGGTACTGCTCGTGTTCGTGGTGTTGAACATTATACCGGTACTCCTGGTACTCCAGATGCTCAATATAAGTTATATCTAACAGACATTAAAGTAACTACTGGCGGCAAATCTTTCGCTAACGTTAAATCTATCGCATGGAATGGTGGAGCAGGCACAGCAAACGGTAAAGCTGATATTATTGCTTCTAACGGTAAAAACGCAAATACACAAGATGCTTCATTTGATATTGGTATTTTCCAATTACCAGCAAAAGCAATTAGAAAACTACGCGACACGGCTGGAAATGTAAATAACGATTTTTCTTTCTATAAGTCTTTTGATATATCATTCAATACTTCTGGTGTCGCAACACTCAGCACCGGCCTTTCATCAGAAACATTTGATGGATCTGGAACATTAAGTGATGACGCGATTCTATCAGATTTTTATGTTGTATCTCGCGGCACAGCAAATACATCAACACTAACTGGTACAGTATCTACAACAAGCGGATCAAATACTATCGCAGGATCAGGCACATCATTCTTAACACAAGTCAGCCCTGGTGATATTATTCATGTTTCTAATAATATAAACTATGTTGTAAGTTCTATTACAAACAATACATCTCTAAAAGTCTATAGCGCAGCAACAGCAACAAAAACTAATGTTGCGGCATTTAAGAGATTTAAACCAGGACAAGTTCTTGATTTCTCAAATTATGGCAAAAATGGTGTTCGTTCTGTAGTTATTTCCGGTAGTCCATCAACCACAGCAACACTAACAATAAATGAAACACTCAATACTGCTCTAACGGCAACTGCTATAGTAAAACTTAATAAGATTGATGGTCAAGAAGCAGCAAAAACTGTTGTTAGAAATCGTCTTGTTCAGATCAGAGTTGGTGCGGGTGGAGGTACTTCCTATACAGCAAATACAACTGGTCCATGGCCATTAGGACTATCAGATGGATTTAAACTTATATCTGTTAGAAAGAAATCAGGATCAAACTTTGCGTCAACAACCGAAGGTACTGATGTAACGTCACACTTTACACTTGATACTGGTATGCGTGATAGTTATTACGATCATGCTCAACTTGTCAAGAAAACGACAAGCACATTATCAATTGCTTCTGGTGATAGACTTCTTGTAACGTTTGATCATTTTACCCATTCATATTCTTCTGGTTCTGGATATTTCTCAGTAGATTCATATCCTATTGATGATCAAACCGCAGGAGTAGATACGACAAAAATCTATACTTATGATATTCCTGTTTATAAATCAACAACAAGCGGATCAACTTATGATCTAAGAGATTGTGTTGATATTAGACCAAGAATTGCTGATACATCAAACTCAGTATCTACAGTTACTAATATCTCAATTAATCCATTATCGTCTACAACATTTGATCAGCCATCAGGCGGATTACATTTCTCACCTCCAAATCAAGACTTTACAACTGATCTTGATTATTATCTAAAGAGAAATGATATCGTCTCTCTTAATAGAGCAGGATTAGTTGAAATAACTAAAGGAACAGCAGCACTTATTCCTGTGACTCCATCTGCTCCTTCTACTAATATGCCTATTGCTGTTGTAAATCTTGCTCCATATCCTTCTCTGCCTATTGAAACCGCAAGAAGAATTCAACGAGCAGATTTGGCAAATTTCGTCACGAAGATTAAGAATGACAGATTTACAATGAAAGATATCGGCATTCTTCGTGATCGTATTGATAATCTTGAATATTATACTCAACTTAATCTTCTTGAGAAGAACGCTAAGGAATTATTGATTCCAGATGAAAATGGACTTAATAGATTTAAAAACGGAATTATTGTAGATCCATTTAGCGGTCATAATATAGGAAATGTGTTTGATCAAGATTATAAAGTCTCTATTGATCCTACAAAACAAGAACTTCGTCCATTATTCTCAACAGATAATACAGAACTTGTTTATACTGCGAATTCATCAGGAGTTGTTAGAACAAACGTAACTCCTTCTGGTATTTCAAAAGATCAAAGAATTGGTATTTCTAATTCTCAAATTAAATTTACTATCGGCGAAACATTAACTTCAGGATCTTATACAGGAACTTTAAGAACTCAAAGCGCAAATTATTTGTATATTGAAGATGCTACAGGAAACTTTACAGTAGCCGCATCAGTAAGTGGTGGAACAAGTGGCAAGACAGCAACAATATCAAGTGTAAAAACACAAACTCCAGGTGATCTTGTTACTCTTCCATATACACATAAAGTTCTCGTAAGACAGCCTTATGCCACAACGACACGAAACGCTGCTGGTACATTCTATACCTGGATGGGAAATATTACATTATATCCAGATAGTGATTATTGGTATGATACTGTTCAACGCCCAGATGTGAATATAAACATCGATATGAATACTGATAATTGGCTATGGCTCGCTAATTCATGGCAAACACAGTGGAATGCATGGCAGACAACATTCGTCGGTCAGCCAGTTCTTACAGCACAAAATTCTAACTCATGGCAATGGGATGATGGAACTTGGATTTATCAAACAACACAAACTAATCGAACATTTACTACGCCTACAGTAGAAACAAGAAGTGGTTCAAAGAACGTAGTTCAAATTGTTTCTTCAAAAGAACAAGTTGGTCAATTCTTGACTGATACTAATATTCAGCCATTTATGAGATCAATTCAAGTCTTCTTTATTGTGCAGGGATTAAAATCATCTACACAAGTTTGGGGATTCTTTGATTCGACCGCAGTAAGTTCTTACATAACTCCATTAACTAAGGCGGAGTTTGATTCAAAACTAAAAACAGTAAGTAATGGTGTTGTTTCTCCTGTTACGGCCGCTGCGACTGAAGGCGACGATCTTATAACCGATTCAACAGGTACAGTATATGGTGTATTCCGTATTCCTAATGATAATTATCTAAAATTTAGAACTGGTACTAAGCGTCTTCGTATCGTTGATAATATTACTAATAGCACTGTGTTTGGTCAGTTCACAACGGCAGCCGAAACAGATTTCACTTCTGAGGGACTAAAATCTGGCCAATCTGCTCTTACTGTATCAACAAAGAAACCAGTTATAGCACAGCAGTATCTTACCGAGTCAAGAAATAGTTCATTTAATACTAGAAACACAATAACAACACAGCAAATTGTCGGTGTTGTTCCGCCACCACCTCCTCCAGCTCCTCCAGCGGGCGATGGATGCGGTGGCGGTAGTGATCCAATTGGTCAATCATTCCTTGTAAATGCTCTTGTATTGACTGGAATGCCAACAAGCGGAATGTATCTAACTAAACTTGATCTTTATTTCCAAACAAAGGATTCAACTCTTCCTGTTACTATTGAACTTAGAGAAATTGATCCTCTTAACGGTCAAGTTACTACAACTGTTGTTCCATTCTCTCGTGTTGTTCTTGCGTCAAGTGATGTTATTACAAGTGATGATGGAACATTAGCAACTCCTGTTTACTTCCCATCACCTGTATATCTAAGAGAAGATTATGAGTATGCGATAATTATTATTCCTGGCGCAGTAAATCCAAATTATAATCTTTGGACAGCAGTTCTGGGTGATAGTGATATTTCAACAGGAGCAAGAGTATCACAACAGCCAGCATCTGGTTATATGTTTACTTCGGCTAACCAGAGAAACTGGGTACCTGTTGAAAATGAAGATTTGAAATTTACTGCATATTATGCGGACTTTACTAATACTCCTACAGGAACTCTTGTTGTTAAAAACAATAACTCAGATCATTTCACAATATCAAATACAACAGGTCGATTTGATACTGCTGGTGAAATTGTTCATGGCGAAACAAGACTTGTTGGAACGTTTGCCAATACAGCAGCGATGAGCGCAGCAAAACTTGCAAACGGATCACTATATGTTCAAGGATTCGTTTCTGGTGCAACAGCTACACTAAAAGAATATAATAGTGCTTATCTTGTTGTTAAGGGAACTACGACAAATGCCAAGTTTAAGGGTGGCGAGCGTATTCGTATTAGAACAAATATCGGCACTGGCGGTAAGTCAGCAGGAACAGGCGCCATACAGGGCAACTCAACAGGCGCCATCACTTCTGCTACAACACCAGTAGGAAGAGTATCATATTATGATGCTGTAAATTATGCGAATACTAAATTGTATGTGTCTAACGTAGCATTTACAAATAGTGGATCAGCATGTACAGTCAATAGAACATTTACCGCAAATTCTTGGATAAAATCACAGATTAATGGAACAGAAGCGAGAATCGTTACAATAGATAATTTCACTATTGATAATCATACTCCTGTTGTAAATATGATTCTTCCTTCAATGGCAACTGTTGAGGGATATAGCAAGTTTGCGACAAGCACTTCTGCTATTGATACAGATTGGATAAAGATCAATATTAATGATAACAACGATCTAAACACTCCAAGATATCTTCTCAGCAGAAGTATTGAGTCAAACACTTCAGCTTCTTCTGCAACTATGGCAGCAAGCAGATCAGGCCAATTCAGATTTGATCTTGATGCAACAATGAACTTCTTGGGATCACCTGCAATTGACTTGAGAAGACTTTCTGTTGTTACTACACACAATCTCATTAGTTCAAATGCTGAAATTGGATCATCAGAAGATTATGTTGCATTTGGTGGAAACTCTAAAACACGATACATAACAAGAGTTGTTACACTTGCTGATGGTCAAGATGCTGAGGATCTTCGTGTTCATATTACAGCATATAAACCAACGGGATCTGAAATTTACATTTACTACAAGGCTCTTCATCGTGAAGACAGCGACGGCCTTACACAATCTCGCTGGATTCCAATGCAACGCAATACTGATCAAGGATTTGCTTCTCTCGCAAGAGTATCAAGTTCTGAAAATAGACAGGACTTTATTGAATATGTCTATGATGTTCCTGCTTATAGTAATGCTGCTAGGTCTGGTGCTAATACAACAAATTCAAATATTCTTGAATATAGAAATACATCAAGAGCGAGATTTGTTGGATTCAAGTACTTCCAGATTAAGATAGTTCTGACAAATGATACAAGTTCAAATCCACCAAGATTAAATAGCTTGACAGCGATTGCTCTTCAGAGGTAATATGAAATACGCGAAAGTTAAAGATAATCCTGGATATATAAGAGATATGGCAAATCAAGCAATTCTTAGTAGTGATACAGGATCTTTAGCATCTTATAAAAAACAAAGACAAAAAGCAGCACAAATGAACGAAACCATAAGTGACATAAATACTATGAAACAAGAAATAAATGATATTAAAGATATGTTGGGTCTAATTCTTAAGAAAATAGGATAGCAAAATTATGGCAAAAATTGCTAACGTAGCTCTTACTAATACATTTGATACCTGGAGAATTAGATCAAACCAGGCCTTTGATCGTCTCAGTCAGTTTGCTATTAATAACAGTTCACTTTACGCTAATACAATTACAGCAAACGTCACTTTGACTATATCTGGTGGACTAAAGGCTAACAACTCACTAGGATCTTCTGGATATTTCCTAAGATCAAACGGAACAACTCCTTATTGGGACGCACTACCGCCTTCAACACAGTATCTTCAAGTATCAAATGCGGTTGCAACGTATGCTACCAAATCTAATCCAAGCACTTCTGGATTACACGCGCATATTGGTCGCGCTACTATCAGCACCAATCTTGCTGTTACTGGTAATAGCACTGTTTCTGGTACACAAACAGTCACAGGACTATTAACTGCTTCTGGTCGTCTTACTGTAGGAACAAATTTCACAGTAACAGGTAATACAGTTCTTGGTGCAAATATTGATGATTCTACTTCCGCTTATAAGACGCAGACACTTACAGACGGCGCAACGATCACTTGGAATGCTGCATCTGGTCGTATTGCTACTGTCACTCTCGGCGGCAATAGAACAATGGCCGCTCCAACAAATCTAAAGGCAGGACATTATACCCTCACTGTTATTCAAGATGGATCCGGATCTCGCACATTAACTTGGAATGGCGCTTTCAAATGGCCAGCACAAACTGCTCCAACACTATCAACAGCAGCAAATGCGAGAGATATTTTAACATTCGTTTCTGACGGAACACTTTTATACGGAACATACGTCAACGATGTAAGGTAATTAAAATGCCATTTATGTTTAGAACATCACAAGTTGTAAATCTGAGTTCAGTAGAAAGCAACATTAATCTTTATACAAAAGCGGGAAGTCCTAAAGACGCAAGAAATGTATATCTGATTAATAGTGCAAATAAAACTGCAACTGGAACAAATCCTGCCGTTACTCTTGGTACGCCATGGAAAGGCGGATCAGATGTGGTGCTTATAAATCAAACAGGCGTTAGTATAACAGGAGCAACGGGCGCGACAGGTAATCCAGGTAATACTGGTACTACTGGAAATCCAGGTACTGCCGGTAATACAGGAACAACAGGAAATCCAGGTACTGCCGGTAATCCAGGAAATACTGGTAATTCAGGATCTTCTGGTGCAGGCGGTGCCGGCGGATATGGCCAGCGTCTGTTCTTCGCCGGATCGCCCGGCTATTACGCCAGCCCAGGATCTGGCGGAGGTAATGGTAATGCTGGTGGTCCTGGTGGCACAGGAAATAATGGTACTGCTGGTGGTCCTGGTGGCACAGGAAATAATGGTGGCGTAGGTGGAACTGGTGGTACTGGTAATGCTGGTGGAACTGGCGTCACAGGAAGCATAGCATTACTTGCTAGTACAAATCCAGGAATTAAATTTAGAGTAAATAATCTAGGTACAATTACTGGCGGCACGGGCGGTCCAGGTGGTGCTGGAGGACCAGGCGGTACTGGTGGTCCTGGAGGTGCAGGCGGTCCTGGTGGCCCAGGTGGCCCTGGTGGCGCCGCTGGACCAGGAGGCTCAGGTGGCCCTGGTGGTGCAGGCGGTGGTGGTGGAGGCGGAGGAGGACCTGTCGGTTAAACAATTATTATTTTGAGGGATTAAAAATATGATTTTTACTATTCACGCTAAAAAAGAAAATGATGAAAAAATATTTACTTATGATAATATGAATTCTATATTAAAAGATGATAAAGAAAACATAATTATTGACAAAAAATTTGCAGATGAATCTATTGAGTGGAATCATTATCCACAAACTTCAAAAGAAACTCCTAACAATAAGTTACATCATATTAATTGGTTAAAAATTCAATTGGGATTATCCTGCAATTATTCTTGTGAATATTGTTCTCAACGATTTGTTCCTCACAATGAAGAAGGTGATGGAACTCCACGAGATGTGCAGATTTTTTTAAATAATCTTGATACATGGCTTTATTCTGCTCCAAAACGAATCGAATATTGGGGTGGTGAACCATTTGT